AAGTAGTTAACACTTATATGCTTGCACAAGCAGGAAAACCAACGGAGAGATTATAATGATTTTTGATTCAACAAAACCTACAGTACAGTTATTAGGAAGATGGCAGCCCTGGCATGAGGGGCATACAGCTCTTTTTAAACGTGCAATTGAAAAAACTGGTCAAGTTGTTATTATGGTGCGGGAAATGCCTATTGATGAGAATAACCCGTGGGGTTATGAACAAGTTTGGTACGGTATACGAGATGCTCTTCGAGCAGTAGGGTTTAACTATACAGAACATTATATCGTAATGAAAGTACCTAACATAGTTGATATTACTTACGGAAGAGATGTAGGCTATACAATAACACAAGAGCACTTAGGGGCTGAAATAGAGTCCATATCAGCAACAAAGATTAGAAATGCAAATAAGTAAATTAAAGAACGCAGGAAAAAATGGTTGGTATATCGGTGACTTTGACGATGCTGTTATTAAGTCAACTGCTGTAGAAGTGTGTTATTGCACAATAAAACAAGGATATACTGATCCTCATTACCATACTAAGTGTACTGAAATACTTTTAGTTACTAGAGGTAAAGGTATTATAAACGGTAAAAAAATAAAAAAAGGTGATATAGTAGTCATTAATCAAGGCGAAATAAATGATCTTTTTGCTAAAACAAAAAAATTTACTGCTGTAGGAGTTAAGATTCCCGCAGGCGGGAGTGATAAAGTTAGAATATGATAAAATTAACTGTAACTCAAGTGCAACACTACAGCGATTCGATGTTTCGTATTCGTACTAATAGGCCTAATTCTTTTCGTTTCACTGCCGGAGAGTTTGTTATGATTAGTTGTAGAGAAGATAGTGTAAAACGTGCTTATAGCATTACAAGCGGTCCAGGAGAAGATTATTTAGAATTTTTAAGTATCAAAGTACCTAATGGACTACTTACTAAAGAATTAAGTAAATATGAACCAGGAGACACCCTGTACTTAAACGAACGTACTACGGGTACACTTACACTAGCTAATATTGAATTAGGGGGGAATCTGTGGTTACTAGCTACAGGCACAGGAGTTGCACCTTTTATTTCTATTTTAAATGATGGTTATACTTATGATCAATTTGATCAAATAAACCTAGTATGGAGTGTTCGCAAGTGTGGGGATTTAAACGTATACAATAAAATGTTAGATTCACTACCTATTAATTTTATTCCTGTAGTAACACAAGACAAGACTTGGACGGGATTTAACAAACGCATAACCACTATGATTAGTGCTGGTGTGATATTACCAGAACTAGACCCTAGTAAAAACAAAGTAATCATTTGCGGAAGTATGGATTTTAACACTGATATTAAATTAATGTTATCTGATTGGGGGTGGGAAGAGGGTAATAATAAAACAGCAGGAACTTTTGTACAGGAGAAAGCATTTGTCTCTTAGTAAAACTCATATAAAAAAGATATATTTAGCAGAAAAGATTTACATCAAAAAAGAAGATGTTGTTGATGTAGATCAACTTTTATCTTTATATACGTATGATAACGGAGATGAGTGGTTATCTACTATATCAGAAGATGATGATTACTATATTGTGCCTTCTAATTCATACCATAAACTAACGTGGGATGAGCTAGAAGATGATCGTAATTTTACTCAGATGGATAATGAACATAAATTTGCGGGCGAACTAAGATGGGAACAACAAGAAGTAGCAAATAAATTTTTGTCTAGAGGTAGAGCTAGATCTGGTATATTACAAGCCCCTTGTGGTTGGGGTAAAACTTTTACAGGTTGTGAAATTATATCTAAAAACAATACTAAGACTCTAGTTATGGTTCATACTAAACTTTTATTTAGACAGTGGATAGAAGAATTAGAACGTCAACTACCTTCAGCTAAAATAGGAAAAGTAGGTGATGGGTTATTTGATATACAAGATATTACGGTGGGAATTTATAAATCTATATACAATAGACGAGATGAGTTAGAAAATGCTTTTTCTACAGTCATAGTAGATGAGGCTCACCTTTGTCCTGCAGAAATGTTCTCGACTGCCTTAAACTCTTTAAACGCAAAAGTTAAAATAGGTATTTCTGCAACACCAAAACGTAAAGATGGTAAGCATGTTTTCTTAGCTGATTATTTCTCACCTTATATGGTAGAAGCTCGTGACCCAAGACAACTACAAGATCCTATAGTTCAAATTAAACGAACAGACTTTAGATTTCCCGTAATTGACCCCAAAAGAGACTGGTCGCGCCAGTTGAACAAACTTTGCGGTAACAAAGATTACTTGAAAGCTATCGCTAATTTTGCCAAAAGTCAGATAGTCTCTGGTCGCTGTCCTCTTATTTTAGGTGAAAGAGTACAAATGTTAAAAGATTTACAGGAATTAATTCCTGATAGTATATGTTTAATTGGAGAAACAGATGAATCAACTAGAAAAGATGTTCTTTCGGGGGTTGGAGGAAAGTATAAAGCAGTCTTATCAACAAAACTTTTTGATGAAGGGATTAGTTGTCATAGGCTCGATACACTGTATCTTACTTGTCCTTCTAATAATCCTATTAAGCTTGAACAGCGAGTTGGTCGTATCATTCGTGAACACCCTGACAAGCAAGTCCCTATGATTGTAGATTGGTGGTTGTCTGGTGGTATAGTTGCTAGACAACAAACTAAACGTCTTGAATGGTATAAACAACGTGGATATTATATACTTTAACTGGTATGAATTAGTAGCAAAGGCAAGAAAAGATCAAGCGGCGATTCTTGTCTTGGCATTTGCACAAACTAAATTGTATAATGCTAGAACAACTAAGGGATTAATGAAAGCACTGAATATAAACCATATTCCTCTGTTTTTATTTACTACTGGCTTATTGGAGCAGAAAAAAGATAGGCTAGTTTGCAACTACAAAACACTTGAACCAATGAGTTATTTTACTAACCCATGGTTTTTAACACATAATGTAGCTATTAGTAAAAAGATAGAATACTTACAGCTACTTTCTATGCGTAGAATTAGCGAAGCTCAAGACTACATCGCTAAGAGCTACGTAAAGAAAGAAATACAAAGTCCTTATATAAGTATAAAAGGCGATAAAATTTATTTTTTACCAGAGTCCTCGGTTTCGAGGAAATCCTACACTTAAGAACCAACGTTCAACAAAGGAGAAACAAAATGGTCGCATGGGATCAAGCCAAAGGTAAGCAAACCTCTGGCAATCAACAACGCAGAGAAATCCAAAGGCTTACTATGGGTATCGGAGATACTAAAGTAAGATTAATTGGAGATGTCATGCCCCGTTACTGCTACTGGGTAGTAACAAAAGAAGGTAAGAAGATGCCTGTAGAATGTCTTCAATTTAGTCGTGAAACTGAATCTTTTGATAATTCAGCTCCTGACCCTTTCAAAGAACTTGATGAAGCCATCTATTCAGATAAACCTCAGTTCTCTTACGTTTGTAATGTGATTGATCGCTCAGACGGACAAATTAAATTATTTGACCTTCGTGCTACAATCTATTCTCAAATTGTAGACTATGCAACAAATCCTGATTATGGAAACCCTGCAGATGCTGCTAATGGTTATGATATTACTATCAAAAAAGAGAAGACAGGACCTCTTCCGCAAAACGTAAAATATTCAATTATTCCAGCACGTAATAATGCGCCTCTCACAGATGCAGAAAAAGAGCTTGAGTTATTTGAATTAAATAAAATTTACAAGCGTCAAACTTATGACGAGCAAAAAGAATGGTTACTTCAAAACACCGCCTATTTCGCTGGAGATGTTTCTGACGAATTTAAACCTGTAGAAGATGTGGATGATCTAGCATAATGAAAAAATCCTTAGCAGACATGAAACCTGCTGACGGTAAAGAAGCGCCGAAGGAACGTTCTTTCGGTGCTTTCAAAGCTGTTGAAGGTAATCAAGCAACAATTGACTTAGAAAAATTAAGAGAACATAATATTTTCTTTGCAACTCCTTGTTATGGGGGTATGTTAACAGATCAGTATTTCTTATCAATGTTTCGTGCTTCTCAAACTTTGATGAGGCATGGAATTAATTTTAGAGTAACTACTCTACGAAACGAGTCATTAGTAACTCGCGCAAGAAATATTTTGACTGCAATGTTTTTAGAATCAGACTGCACACATCTGCTATTTATTGACTCTGATATTGAATTTGATGCAGATTCTATTCTTAGAGCTTTAGCTTATGATAAGCCAATTATGGCTGCTGCTTATCCGAAAAAAGCACTACCAATTCAGTATGCTATTAATTTTAAGTTTCAAAATATAGAAAATAAACAAGTTCGTGTTGAAAACGGTGCTGTAGAAGTGCTTGATGCGTCAACAGGTTTTTTCTTAGTGAAACGAGAAGTATTTGAAAAGATGATGCAAGCATATCCAGAGCTTCATTACCGTAATGATTCAAATATTGATGAAAAGTTTAATAAATACTGTTATGCTTTATTTGATACTTGGTTAGATCCTGATGATAATAGATATCTTTCAGAAGATTATACTTTCTGCCGTCGCTGGCAAAAACTTGGTGGAGAGATTTGGTTAGATCCTAACACTAAACTAAACCATGTTGGAAGTTATACTTTTGAAGGTGATGTTGGAAAAATTATTGGAAGAGGCTGACTTTAAGTCTGTAGTAACAACTTTTTCAGATTATCAGGTAGAAATAGAGTGGGACCTTACTATGAGATGTAATTATTCTTGTAGTTACTGTGTTAGTTATAATAACGAAGGTCCCACCCATTTTCAATCTTTAGAGCAATATAAAGAAGCTTTAGAATATCTCAAAAACTACCTAGGTAATAAAATTGCTAGAATAGATCTATTAGGAGGTGAACCCCTACTATATAAAGATTGGATTTCTCTTCTTAATATTATTTATGATATGAATTTTATTCCAAAAATTACAACAAATTTATCAATACCTAAAAAGACTTTAGAAAGTAAAA